CTTAGTAAAGCGTCAACGCTCTCTCCACTTTGAAGAAGGTTAGCTCGGGCCATATAGTCCCTTATTGCTTGTGTATTTTTTGAGTTACTTACTGCTGCATTATTTTGGTCGTTATAAAATTTCTTCTTACCTTCTCCGGCTTGGGTATCTAAATCTGAATACTTATCAATGTAACTATTTTGTGTATCGGTCCTCATTTTATTTATATTAGATTCGGTATCTTTGTACTGATTATTAATTGATGTTTCTTTATGTCCTAATTGCATTAATGCTTCATTCTTAGAATTTTCTAAAGTCCCTATTTTTGAATTGTAAAGACTGTCATACATTTTTTGAATATCTTCAACTACTCCCAATATTATCACTCCTATATAATTTTTTTATAAGAACCCCCAACTTTTACATATCCTTCAACTGCTCTTTTATAAGATCCATTTACTTTTATATAAGTATCAACCATTTTTTTATAAGATCCATTAACTTTTAGATGTCCTGTAGATTTTACTCCGTCTATAAAAACTTCATTTGAATATTGATAATAAGTTTTACTACTACCACTACTATCAACTAATCCTCTTACAGTATAATAGGCCTGGGAATAAATCGCTGTATCTTTTGAGATACCATAAAAAGTGTAACTACCGGCAACCTCTAAATTAACATCAACTGCTGATATTTGACCTTTGCTACTATTCTTTAAAACAATAGTTCCAGTTCTATTAGCAGCACCTTTAGGTTTATTAGTAGTTCCCCCGGCTGACCAGGAAACAGTAACGTTTGTTTCATTCCTTCTTATACTTACATGGGGCATACTCATTTCAGTAAAGGTAGTAACATATTGAACAGTTCCCTGTCCGTTACCTAACCACCCCCAAGGGCTATTGCCATTCCCCCCTGGAATAACTAAACCAGCATATTCTGAAAAGTTTGTATTAGCTGGTATATCATTCATAGTAAAATTAAAACTTTGTGATGTTCCGTCGCTTGAAGTAGGATTTAAGTTATGAGTTCTATATCTTTCGTCATAACCTTTAAAAGTCATTTCCTCGCTATACATATTTCTAACGCTAACATTTACAGTACAAGAATATGGACCAGCACTAACAATTTTATTAAAATTGAAAGCTCCTTTATACCCTACTGCTGAATTGCTTGTAGTTGTGAATTGAGGATAAGCACCAGGATTAGCTGCGTCCTCACAGTATGCTGTTACATAAAACCAACTCTCCGGGTTAGTAATAGAAATATCAAAAGTTCCCCAGTATCTTTCAGAATTTGCTCCACTAGGGACTATTAATTTTCCTATATATTTATATCCCATTCCACAACTTAAGGAAACATTAACTCCGTCAGCGTTATATACACTACTAGAGCTAGTTTGATAGTAAATATCTACTCTTATTAATGCTTGACCAACTAACCTAAGATTTCTAACAGAAAGGCCTATATATTTACCATAGTTAATATCCATATTCTACCCCTCTATTTTATAGTAAATAGATCCATTTGGTTTTCCGTCAGAGTTGTTTGGATTTCCAGTACCCCAGGAGAAACCACATTCAGAAGCACTATGACTATGACTTGAAGCTGCATAGTTAGTATGAGTATGACTTGTTTTTGAATAATTATCGTGAGTATGACTTGTTGTTGAATAACCACTATGACTATGACTTGATTTTGCATAAGTAGTATTAGCTGTTTCTGTCAATAAAAAATCACTTGCTTTTTTCCCGGATAAAGTACCAGCGTCTATTGTTGAGCTGTTTAAGTAATCTCTTATTTGATTAAATAAAACCATAAATTGACTTCTCGCTGCTGCTTCACTATTGGGAGAAGTTATAAAAAATACATTGTCATTTAATCCATTTATAGGATCAAAACTAAAATTTGCCATTATTTCACTCTCCTGTTAATCGTATATTGAATAACTAAATTAATTACTGTTAGATTTTCATTTAAAACATTGTTTTCAAAAACTATCTGAAAGTATTTTATCTTTTTTAACTTTGCTTTAACTCTTATGGTAGGAGCAAAATTTAATATATTCCAGGTGAAGCTACTCCAATTAAAGTTATCCCAACTAAAGGATCTGTTTAAATTATCCGGAATATCTTCGCTTATTTTTAAATTACTATTATCTGTTAGGAATTTTAAACTTATCTTAGCTGTACTATTAGCTTTCAAGGTGTACCATATATACCTAATTGTCTTTAAATAATCCGGTGTACCAAAATCTAATAACTTAGTAGTGTATATAGCTTTTATAGGTTGTCCAAAATCATTTAAGTTATTTTGAAATGTTATTAACCTTCCTTCTTCCTTATGTCCATATATTAACTCTGTACCTCTTAAGACGAAGTTATTAGCGTTGATATTATCATATAAAAACCACTTTAAGTTTAATGGATCTATAACGTCTAATCCTTCCTTATAATCCAGTACATAACATCTACTGTTTACACATAAATAATACTTGTAGTTATGATCCATACTACAAGCACTTTTTAAATTAAGCTCGGCTAAAAGTCCGGGCCTATCTACATTCCCATTGACATTTTGACTTATAGGTAAGATAGATTTTTCTCCTTGAATTTGAGTAGAAACTACCATATATACTCCACCATAAGTATTAGCAAAAACTATATTGTTATTTACTAACTGAATACTATCCGCAATATCACAACCTATATCGGTGTTTAGATATTGCATAGGGAAAGAAGCTGTATTATCTAATCCTGTCGCAGCGTCCACCGTACAAGTCAAATCTTCTTTAAATACTATTAACTTGTTGTGATGTACTCTAAATCCTGTTACTGCTTTTTCACTTCCTCTAATAGCATACTGATACTTTTGGGGAAAATATGAAGCGTCTATAAGATCTGTTAATCCTGTAGCAAAATAATAGTTTGCTAAATCAGTATTTCCTGTTACGAATATTCTACTTGAAAACTCTATCCCCTTAGTACACTTAAGAATATTAGAAGCTAATCCAGGTATAGTTTTATAAGCTGTAATTTCTACATTGTTATTTCCACTTCCTGGTGCTGTGTTAAAGGTAACAGTTCCAGCAGCTCTATCAACTGTAAATTCTGTTCCTTCTTTTCCACCTACATTACAAGTTACAGTCGTACTATCTAATCCATTTAAAGATAATTTATAAATTTTGGTTGTTCCGTCCCCATTAAAACTGTCTTTAAATCCTGCTCCTATCATATTCCAGCTTTCATTTACTGTACTTTGTGATCCGTCCGGTTTTCTATTAATTGAAACTTGTGGAATATAAGGTGCAACTGCTTTCATGGTTGATCCGTCCCATTGTAGGTATTGAGATCCATTTAATAGATATAAAATTCCATTGTAAGCAAAAAAGAAAGTTTTTGCATTTGCTGATCCTGTGTAAATTTCAATAGGTGCTTCTGTTCCTTTCTGCTTATAGATCTTATTACTATGAGAAAAAATTGTATATCCTTTAAAATCTCCATATAAACCATTGATCCCCCCAGCTCCTAAAGAAGTAAATAAATTCTTTTGGCCTGGTCTTTTTGTTAGCTGTCCCCCATTATCTAAACACATATTTAAAATTCCATTGTAGGGACTTTGATTAAGTTTAATTGAGCTTTCTTCGTCTAAGCATAATCCACCATTTAAACTACTTTCGTTATCTACTCCTAACCTTAATTCGTATTCTTTCAAGATTTCACCACCTTATTAAAGATAAAATTATCAACTATGATTTTAACGGATAGACAAATCCTGTAATTTCAAAATATTCTTCTTCTGTTAAAACATTTCTTTCGACCATATTCCAAACTCTAGTAACATTCCATAACTGAACATCATAATAAAATTTTATTTTTTCATACATAGGCGACATTATAAATCAACTCCTAACATTAAAGCTAAATAATCTATATCTGCTCTATTTTTTGTTGTTCTATCTTGTTCAATAGGTCTATTTTTTATCTCAACTATTTCCTCTTTACTTAGTCCCTCTATCCACTCTGTCCCATTCCATTTAGGTTTACAAAAGCCACCAGGACAAGGTGTTTCTATATAAATATTTTTTTCATCTTCTGTAACATTTTCTAATAAAACATCTTCTATAAATAATCCTGTTTCATCAATTTTTCTATATAATTTCATAATTACACTCCTTTAATTATTGTTCAGCTCGAAAAGTTGTTCCGTCTAATTGAATTTCAGAACTAGGATCATATCCATAAGCTGCAACATTACCTTGATTAACAACTAATCTACAAAGTCCACCCGAAGAAGTAATACAAGCGAAGCCTAATTCCTCTTTAGGTCTATACCCTTGTGGCAAACTAAAAAAAGGGAAATTAATACCAGGAGTTGCTCTCCCTTTAAAATGCACAAATCCAAACTCGTCCTTCATATATCCAACTCTGCAACTTGCGTGATGTTCCCAACCATTTATAAAAGTTGGCTCTATCCATTCTTCCTGTTTTGCATTTGCTTTACCTCTAATTTCATTTAATAAAAACTTTATAAATTTGCTATTCTCTGCTAAATTTACTGTTCCATTAAAAAAGCTATTAGGATAAAAAGATAATATTTTGTCCATTTCTTCTTTTGTAGGCTCATTCCCTGATCCGAAGATTTCTGTTAAATCTATTAAAACAACATTATCTATTGATTGTTGTTTCCAATCACTAGGAGAGTTATCTTGGAATACAACTTCTAAAGCAGTCGCATCATTCGGTATTCTATCAACTAATGAATAATTGTTACTTGTACCTAATTGAGAAGTTCCTGCTTGTCCTTTTCCGTTGTATAAATAAAAATAAGGTAAACCTCCTTGAAGTATTAGTTCAGCAGAAAGATAAACAATATGATTTTTATAATCTTCAAAGTTTAAAAATCTTTGAACTATAGCTCCATATTGTATATTAGAGGTTATTTTCATAACTCCATTTTCTATAACTGTTGGTATTTGCAAATCCCAACTATTACTCCCGTTGCTAAAATCCCCATTTTTAATTAAATTGGTCATAGGGAAATAACTATCTTTCTCTATTTTTTCCAGTCTTTCGGAATAAGTATTCGCAATAGCTTTTATTCCGTCCTCAATATTCTTATTAGTAACTTCTGTGAAGTCCATAAGCAAATACCACTTACTACCTTCTTTAATGTGAAAATTTCCTATTTTAGTATTGATATAAATATCTCCTTCTTTACCTACTCCATAATTAGGAGCTTCTGTTCCGGTGATTATAGTTCTTCCGTCATTACCTTTTATATTTCCTACCTTTGTCCAGGCATATTCTACTTTATAAAAAACATCATTTGATACTTTGTCTAAGTAATAATCTCCATTGTTACCTCTGTTAGAACGTGGCTCTCCACCGTCAACGTGCCATTCTGTTGTTACTCCCTGTGGTCCTTGTATTCCTTGTGGTCCTTGTATTCCTTGTGGTCCTTGTGGTCCTTGTGGTCCTGTTTCCCCTATTGGTCCTATTGGTCCTTGTATTCCTTGTGGTCCTGGCTCTCCTGTTGGTCCTGGTGGTCCTTGTATTCCTTGTGGTCCAGTTCCTATTGCTAAAGTTCCTGTTAATCCTAATCCTGTTAGATCAGCCATTAATAACTCACTCCCTTTAATATCTTAAATGTGCTTGGTGGTATTACTGTGTCAATTCTTCCGTCAGATAAATTAACTTGAACATCATATATATACTTGCCTGGTGTAAGTCCTGTATCACCACTAAATAACATAAATTTTGCTTTTCCGTCCTCGAAACTATATACTGTTTTTTCAATAAGTGGTCGCATATCACTTATATTTTTCTTAACTGTGAATACTACACTATCACCTTCAACCAGTTTATAATTATCTAATGTTAATTCAATAATTGCTGTATCTCCTGTTGTTAAGGATATTGTATTACCTTCTATACTAAACATTTTCTATCCCCCCATACAGATCAATAGTTGTAGTCATTTTATGATTATTCTTAATGATCTTCATTGTTTGACATTCTAATTTATAAATCTTTGCCATATCTTCCTGTTCTTCCACAATGTTATATAACCATTTAGCGTAATTTATTATATAATCTTCATTGCCAATATTTGTTTCCGGTGTATCTTCATTACTTAGTAAAGTATCGGGAATATATACATAAATAACCGTAATTTTCCCTTCATAATTAACTCTAATTCTAGTCCCTTCATAACTAAAAGATAAAGGTCTATTATTTTCGTCTAGGATCTGTATTACTCTTATAAGCTCGTCGGGTTTAGTAAAACTTCCCTTAGTATTTAAGGTCATAGTTTTTTCTAAACATTCTAATTTTGCAAGTTCTCTATAACCTCTATTTATATAGCTTTTAATTCTTTCAATTAAGTTATTGTCCTGTTTTTCGTCCAGTTCTCTTATGACTGTATCTGTAAGTTCTAATAAGTTCAAATTAATTCCCCCTATAAAAAAAACACCCCATAATAGGGGTGCAGCTTACTTTTTGGAATTTTTAGGTTTAGTTATTTTCTTTTCTTTATATCCATAATTTTCATATATTGAGTACAAATTTTCATTTGTGATCTCAACTTCTTGTTTAGTTGCCGGATCTATGAAAATCTTCATAATTAAACTTCTGTATGCTTACAAATTGCTTGTGCTTGTGTATCGAATACAAAAGTATCATAAATAACTCTACCTTCTATTAACCAACCATTGATCATTTTGTTATCGTAAAGGCTTTTTATCCTCTACTTCTCATAGTTTCCTTATGAGTTCAGCATATATTTTCAACCTCAACATTACTTGTAGGTGTCGGACACTCTTGGGAATATTATTGCTCTCTTATCGCTCAATTCCTATGCGTTACGGTGCTAAGTGATGTTCTTAGTTACCTCGGTATTGTCGTATATTCTATAAATTGATCTTTAGTGTTGTTTCCATATCCATATATTTTATGAAATCCATTATGGCACTTTTCACATAATGTAATTCCATTTTCTATTAATAATCTTTCTTCAATAAATTTATCATATCCATTTAAATGATGTGAATTTAAGTTTCCACCTTTATTATCTCCACAAATTTGACAAGTGTAATTATCTCTTTCGTACACATCTATTCTCCATTTTACGATAGCGTAATAATCTCTATTTAAAATTCTTTCATTATCTGATATATCTTTATTCCATTTATGGTGGTTTTCACCTCTAGGAAAACTACATTTATTACATACAGTCCCCTGTTTCATTGAATAAAATTTATTGAAGGTTATTTCATTTATATGGCCACAACTTGCAATATAAGTTAATTTACTATTCCATTTATCATAAGATTTACTTATTAGAAAACAGTTTCTTTTTTCAAATTCTTCTTTTACAAATTCATAAGAATATTTTCTTTTTTCTGCTCTTAGCTTGTGAGTACATTCATTACAATATAAACCTTTTTCAACCATTAAGTTATAAAGACTTAATTTTTTCTTATGACTGCATTTTGCTATACATTCCATAGGTGTATCAACTGTTTTAAATTCTTCTTCTAATAAAGTAAGTCCTTTTTTAGTAAATTCTTCTTTTGCTTTTTCTAAAGTCCATTTAATTTTCATTTAACCACCTCTAAGACTATTATACTATAGTTTTATAGAAGGTTAAAGAGAATACTTAGATTTCTACCGATTTTGTCCGATTTCTTAATACATATTACTATGTATTCCAGGCATTAGGTGGTTAAGCTATTTGTTTACCTGGTGGATCTTTGTGGATCTTGTAGCTTTCTAATTTTAAAGGTGAAGTAGAGCAGCTAGGTTTAATCATTATAAATGGTGTTTTGCTAGGCATACGTGTACTTGGTACTTTAATAATAGCAACTCCGTCCACTTCTCCAACTTGTCCCTTAATAAGCATATTTTGAGCTACATCACTAGCTTTAATAAAGTTAGGATCTTGTTTTAATAAGTTAATGTATTTAGGAGAAGCATAAACTATTCTACCCTCTGTTGGTACGTTTGCTTCGTCTAACTTTTCATTAGCTGTTAGTAATAAAGTATAAGCATTATCTTTTGTTACTGCTACTGCTTCCCCTGTAGTTAATATTCCAGGTTTTGCTGACCATACTGAAAGTCTATAAGTATCAATTTCCGGTGTAACTACTTCATTTATCTGTCTTGAAAGTGCTTTCCCACTTTCTTTAATGTTCATTTGTTCGTCGTTGTTCCCACGATCTATAGTAAATGTAAATGATCTATCTTTAGTTAAAGTCATATCTTGCTTAGTGTCTTGTAATTCTTCTGGTGTTCCGTATCTACTCATTCCAGTTCTTGTATAGTCTTTCATACCAACTGTAGGAATGGAATAAACTGTTACAGTCTTTACCCCTGTCCAGTCATAGTCCTTATTTAAACCTTTTTCTGTTAGTGATTTTTGATAAAAACGTTCTACTACCTTATCACTATATTTACTTGCTAAATTGATTGCCATTTTTTATAATCCCCCTTATTCTTCAAAGCCTTCCATGAACGGATCTTTATTCGGTGCTTCTCCATGTCCGAATTGAGTTGTCCCTAGTCCTGGTGCTTTCTTTCTATTTTTATTATTATTTAGTAAAATTTCTTTTTCTTTTACTAGCTGTGAATTTTCATGCTGCAAATAAGCATATTTCAATGGAATACCTTCTTTTTCTCTAACTTCCCATACTTCATTAGGAATATTTTTAGGATCTATTTTTGGGTAAGCTGCAAAGAAGTCTTTAAATTCCTTATCCTGTTTTGCTTTTTGCTGTTGTTCAATTTCCTTTTTTTGAATTTCTTCCCTAAACTTTTTATTTTCTAGCATTTCTCTAGCGTAATCTTCTGGAATATTTCTTTGAAGCAACTCGTTTAATTCAGCTTCTTCTTCTTGTTGCTTCCAGTAATCAACTAATCCTTCTAGGGACATATTGTTTCTTTCAGCTAAAGATTTTAAGTAACCTATGTTAGGATCACTTTCAATGGAATTTAATTTCTCTATAACTTTGTCATAGTTCATTCCCTTTTGTGCTAACATTATAGCTTCTTCTTTACTTAAAGCCTTATCCTCTTTGTTATATTTAACTTGTAGGAATGGTGCTTCTTCCTGTTGCTCCTGTTCTTCTGTTCCTTCTAATTCTTCTGTTTCTTCTAATTCTTCTGTATTAAATCCAGTATCTTCTTCCTGGTATGAATTTAGATCCTCGATTTCAAAATCTGAATATTCTTCCGGTGTGGTATCCGGTGTATTATCTATGTTTTCCATTAATAAAACTCCTTTCGGTATGGTAGCCGATAATTTTTTATATAAAAAAAAGACAATTAATTGTCCCTATTTACCTTAACTATTGGTGCATTTCCCCCAGGTGATCCACTTCCTGTAATTGGTGGTACTCCGTCCTGTTGCATTTGCATTAGTCTATTTTTAATTTTTTCTATCAATTCATCTTTATTTTGAATATATCCATTAGGAATAGCTTCAAGGTATTCAATTACTGATATAGCGTCCTTTTGATACAATGCGTCTAGGGTTTCTAGTGAAGATATTTCACTCCAGTAGCTGCTCGGACCTACTTCAACCTTAGTATTAAGGTATGTATCGTTTAGGTTACTAAAGTCATAGTCTATCTTCTGATTTCCCATTTGATTTTTTATCATAATTGGCCTAATACCATAATAAGCTGACATTATATTCACTAAGATCTTTCCTACATCTTCTAAAAATTCATATAGGTTAGATTTTATATTTTCTAAAGGTACTAAACTTTGTTTAATAGTTGTTATGATAGATTTTCCGGAAGCATTTTCCGGGTTAATATCTCCTGTCATAGCGTCATTAATACCTAAAGTTTCCTTTGTGTACTGTATTGCCATTTCTAAAACTCCGGTAATTTGATTACTCATGTTTCCCGGCTCTAAATATCCAGCTAAACCTCTAATATTTTCTCCTGGTGTAATGTTATTAATTGCTATAGCTCCCCCGATTTCATTATTCCATTGGGGAATTTTATCAGCGTCATATATTGCTTTTGGGAAAGCTGACATCATTAAGTGATACATTACCATTGCAAACATACGATTTATAAAAATCTGATTAGGAATAATAGAAGTGCAAACTGCTCTACCATGATAGTTGTTTTTTTGCTTCTCCCAATTCAACCAGGCAATAGGATATTCTGTAAGTCCTGTGTCTATATCTTGATAAATATAAGTTTTTTCAGTACACTTACTTACTTTTATAGTTCTAGTTTCTTTATCATATTTATAACAAATAATATAAGTTGCTTTTCCATTTTTATCACCACTTATATTAATTTCAGCTTTATTCCCTGTTATATCTTCATTGTTACTATCTTCTTCAATTCCAGTCGCCTGTTCTTCTCCTAAATATCTCAATGCTTCCTCTTTTAAGTTATCAACTGTATCTCTCCCCGATACTATTATCCAGGGTTGAACACTTGTACTTACTGTTGGATTATTAGCATTTCCAAAATAGATATTTGATCCGTCTATTAGTTCGCACTCAATTTCACCTTCAATATTAACTTCAAAACTACCATTACCTTTGAATGGTCTTTTGTTAATATCAAAATAGAAGTGAGCTGCTGCGTCCCCCATAATTGCAGCATTGAATAAAAGATCTCTTATTCTAGTATCAAACTTAAACTTATCTAATAAATTAGTAACTTCGTCCGTTGCAACTTCACTTTCATTAATAATTAAAGGTGGTTGTCCTGTCATAGCTGCTTCAATAAGCTGCTCCTGGGTTGGCATATACTGTCCGTCCTCACTAGGTAGGAATTGGACCTTTAACTTACTTGAAGTTAAAACTGATACAAAGTGAGTTATACATCTTTTAACTATGTTAAAAACCGGTGTAGGCATACCATTGGCTTTTAAATTCTTCCATTGATTACCGTTGAAAAATTCAGCGTTAGTTTCGGCTGTTTTGTAATAAGGTGGATCTAATTCATTATTAAACCTTTTACCAGCTTCGTAATATTTCCACTCCTTAAGATCACTCATTTTGTTCTCTCCTTCCTAACGCTACATCAATATCATAATCCATTATGTTGTTTAGTCCCTGTTGTCTTGATTTTGCTGCTTTTACCTTTTCTTTAGTTTCCTTAGTTTCTTTTATTGGCTGTCCTGGTTGATATTTTCTTCCTATATCGAAACCTAAATAAAATACTCCACTCAATGTAACGCTGGTTAGTAAACCAACTATAAAACCTATTACCATTTGAACAACTCCTTATTTACATTCTTTCCAGTCATATATGTTCTTACTTCTTCGTATTCTTCGTCCGGATCTCTATAATCTTCTTCATCATCATTAATTTTCTTTGCTGCTTTCTTAAACATTCTGTATTTAGTATTTTCAGCTAGTCCTGTAACACTATCGGGTGCGTCGTCATGTATATTTTTAGCAAGTCTAACATATCCAGTAAATTGTCTAAAAAACTTATCGTATTCACTTCCGGCTTTATGGTCCTTTCTAAAATAGTAATAATCCTTAATATATCCAGCGTTCATAAGTATTCTAGTTTCTTTATTTTTGCTGGTATTTAAAGCAATTACATTACAGAAAGATTTACCAGCTATTAACCTTCTAATATTCCTGGCAAATTGATAACCACCGTTATTACTTTCTATCCACAAAATATCTGCTTGATGATCTATAATCTTTTGTGCAACTAAAGGCTCTGTTATTTCTACTCCGTCCTGGCTAAATACTACATCTACTATATAAGTGTGATCTCCGTATCTATAACCAATTACACAACTAAGAAAATCTGCTCCTTTATCTGCTGTATCACAGAAACATAAAATAGCGTCCGGCTTTTTATTTCCTAATTCTTTTAGCTCAAACCTATTTAATTCCCCTGGGGGATATAATAAACCTTTTTCTTCTATAGGATTTTGCATAAATTCTGCTTCCCATATAAAGCTATCTGTAACTTTTCTTATTTGGTGATATTCTTCTGTAGTTTTAATTTCACTACAGAAACTTTCTCCATTTTCGTCCAGGGCCGGTATGCAAATTACAACCATATCCGGATCGTAACATTCACTTTCGGGATCTGTTAATCTTCCTATAGGATCTTTTTTACTCCAACGTGTAGCAATATGAATTTCAGCACAACCACTTTCAAGTCTTGATAAGTGAGTTGAAGTGTACCAATTCCATATATTTTCTATAACAATTTCTGATAATGCTTCTTCTATATTTTTTATAGGATCGTCCAGTATTGCAATTCTCTTACAACCGAAACCGGTAATTGCTCCACCTACACCAGCACAGAAATAAGAAGGTTGACTATTAGTTCCTATGCTCCAACTATCAATAGCTGATGATTTAGGGTTAAGATTAACACCAGGAAAAACTTCTTTAAATTTAGGGTTAGGGATAATTCCGTCCCTTATATCCTTTGAGAATTTTTCTGATAGTTTTGCTGCATAACAATTTCTCATAATTGAAGTGTCCGGCTCTTTACCTAATACCCAACCACAAAATAAGCTAGTTATATAGGATTTTCCAGCTCTAGGTGAGATCGAAACTGCTAATCTTTTTATCTTACCTTCATAAATGTCCTGGAAGGCTTCTGCTATTAGTTTTAAATGATATTTGTTTTCTGTAAAAAATCCAGGATCAATGTACTTACAAAAATTCCAAAAATTTCTCCTAGACAATTCTATTTCTAACTTTTTTTGAATAGCTTCTAAAGTTTTTTTGTTATCCATAAATTTACACTTTCTTCAATTATTTTCTAAAAATGTCTTTATTTTAATTTACTATTATGTTAATATGTAAATGATATGTGTATTTTATCGATCGTCAACAACAACATTTATCTCGATACCATATTTATACCTAAGTTCCCCGGTTATTCCCCCGGGGACCTTTTTTTTTG